GACTCGCGAGACGTTGATCGACAGCGAGAAGTTGCTGGCCAAGACCACCGGTCCGGAAGGTTCACGTGCGCTTAGCACGACTGTGATCCATCGGCAACAGCAAGACGACAAGACAGCGCCGGAAGCACCGGCGGTGATCGCGAACCGCAAGAAGGACGGCATCGACGTTCTCGAACTGTTCGTCAAAGCTGGCACGCTGGTTTACTTTGCCAAGGCTGCCGGTAGCACGCTGGAAGCCGCACGGGCCAAGATTGCCGAGCGTCATCCGGAATATAAGGACGAAGCCACCAAGATCGTGGCCGATATTGTGCTTCGTGCGGCTTCGGCTCCGGCAATGACCACCGTTAGCGGGTGGGCGGCGGAACTGGTGCAGACGACTTATGCGGCTTTGATGCCGCTGCTTATGCCCAAGGCCATTCTCACTCGTCTTGCGACGAGGGGACTTGCCCTGAGCTTTGGCGCTACTGGCAGGATCGTGATTCCCACGCGTTCGCGCACGCCTAGCTTGGCAGGATCGTTTGTCGGCGAAGGTTTGGCAATTCCAGTCAGGCAGGGAGCGTTCACCAGCCAAACGCTTACTCCGAAGAAAATGGCAGTGATCACGACTTGGACGCGCGAGATGGACGAGCACTCCATCCCGGCGATCGAAGGCCTGCTCAGGGAGGCCATCCAGCAAGACACAAGCGTGGCAGTCGATAGCGTGTTGATCGATGCCAATCCGGCTACTGTGATCAGGCCTGCGGGCTTGCTCAATACCGTGGCCGCAACACCGCCTACCGCTGGTGGCGGTATTACCGCCCTTGTCGGTGATATCGTTGCACTGATCAATGCCATCAGCACGGCGACATATGGCAACGTGCGCAATCTGGTGTGGCTCGTCAATCAAACGGACATGCTTCGTGCATCGATGTTGTCGGCTCCCAATACGGGTATCTTCCCGTTCCGCGATGAAATTCGCGGCGGTACCTTGGGCACTGTCCCATTCATCGACTCCGCCACGATCCCGGCGAAGACGATGGTTCTGGTGGATGCGGCCGATTTCGTCGTTGTCGGCGGTGATGCGCCGAGAATGGAGATGTCGGATCAGGCGACGCTTCATATGGAGGATACCGCGCCTACCGATCTGGTTGCGGGTTCTCCCGGTGTCGTTGCTTCGCCGCAGCGGTCGCTGTTCCAGACTGATTCGCTTGCGCTCAGGATGGTGCTTCCTCTGAACTGGATACAGCGCCGGGCTGGCACCGTGGCGTGGACGCAGGCTGTCACTTGGTAGTTGCAGAACCTGCCCACTTGTGGGGCGTCACAGGGAAAGCAAGCGGACCTCGATCGATGACCCGAAGACGCCGGTAAGATCGAGGCCCGCATTTTATAGGAGCGGATCATGCCGAAACCGACACCCACGCAGGAAGAATGCAATCTGGCTAACTATGGCATTGTTGTCATGAACAAGGAGCATGATGGCAGTACATACGAGGACCCTGATACGTTACCTCCACCGGCTCCAGATCAAGGTGCGCCGCCAGTTTTGCATTCTATTTCCCCGAACGAAGCGGTGTCCGGTGATCCAGACTTCGTGCTTCATTGCCGTGGAGCTAACTTTGGCTCAGAGTCGGTCATCCACTTTGGCATAGAGGATGAGCCTACGACATTTGTGTCAAGTACCGAAGTGACGACAGGGGTGAAACCATCGCTGTTCGCACCGGCTGTCGTGCCAGTAACTATTCGCAATGGCACGCAGCTATCGCAGCCGGTGGATTTCACATTCACCGAACCAACGACAAAGAAGAGGAAGGAGATAAAATGACAAAGCTAGCAGAAAACGAAATGACGGAAAACGCCAAGAAACAACTCGAGGCGGATCGAAAAGCTTCGGACAAGTCAAAGGCGGAATTTGCTGCCCGATCGAAAGGCAAGCCGACTCCGACGCAGGAAGAGAACGATGTCGTCGCGCTCGGTGGTCATATCCTCGAGCACGAGGCTGACGGCAGTGATCCTGATCCCAACGTTGTCGCGCACAACAAGAGTATGGAGGCGCACAAGCCGCAGTCATATCAGACGCGCGAGACCAAAACCAAAACCGAGTAAATCCAAATGCGCGCTTTGATCGCCAGCACCTTGAGGTCTGTCCTAAAGGCAGTCGAAGGTAATTACCGCTCCGGTCCTTATTATCTTCCGATCTCCGGAGGCTGGTTGCCTGACGGTGCAGCGACCAATTGGTGGCAGGAGGGTTATAATCCGATGTATGCTTCGACCTGTTCTGCCATGGTCGAAGCTTGCGTATCGGCTTACGCGCAAACTGTGGCCATGTGTCCGGGTGGACATTGGCGGTTGAACGACAAAGGCGGGCGAGACAGGGTTGACAACTCTGCTCTCGCCCGCATTCTTAAACATCCAAACGCTTATCAATCGATCAGTGATTTTATGTTGAATGCGGTACGTTGGGTGTATCTGAATGGCAATGCCTACGCGCTGGCTTTGCGCAATAGTCGTTTTGAAATTACTGAATTGCACCTGATGAATTCTGATATGTCTTATCCTCGATTAGCTGTTGACGGTGAAATATTTTATTGGCTTGGAGGTAATGATGTTACTGCCAAATTGTTTGACGAAGAGTATTTGGTCGTGCCAGCGCGCGACGTGCTGCATATTAGGCTTCATACAAGCAGGCGCCGTTATCCGATGCCGCTGGTGGGCGAAAGTCCAATTGTTGCGGCTTATGGTGATATTGGTGTCTCTGAGGCTATAGCACGCCAGCAAACGCAGTTCTATATGAATGAGGCTAGGCCGTCAGCGGTCTTGTCTACTGATTTGGTTTTGGACAAGGATCAAACTCAGCAATTGCGGGATCGGTGGAACGAACAGACGCGACATATAAATCAAGGCGGAACGCCAATCTTGACGGCAGGCCTTAAGGTTTCGCCGTGGGCTGTTGCCGGTAAGGATGCAGCCACGGCAGATATGCTTAAGCTTTCCAATGAACATATTGCCTTGGCGTTTAGGGTTCCGCTTCAGATTTTGGGTATAGCGGGTGGCGCTCCATATTCTTCTACAGAAATCTTGATGCAAAGCTGGGTTGCGATGGGTCTCGGCTTTTGTCTTAATCACGTAGAGGAAGCTTTTGGCGTGCTGTTCCAGCTTAAAGGACAGCCGGACGAATACGCCGAATTTGATACCGCGGCGTTGCTGCGCTCGTCAATGAAAGAACGCATTGAGGCATTGGCGCGTGGCGTGCAGGGTGGTATTTTTGCGCCCAACGAAGCGCGTGCATTGGAAGGTTATAAGGCTGTTCCGTTCGGCGACGAGCCGCGCGTGCAACAGCAAGTCGTGCCGTTAAGTGCGGTGGACAAGATTCCACCAGCACCGGCTCCCAATGCGGCACCGCCAGCACCTACCGATAATTCGCCATCTTCGGAGAAAGGTAACCGAGATGAGCTTGTCACTCGCGAAGCCAGAAGTCTCTCTCGAGCCGCTGACAGGGTCCGAATCCGACGACTTGCTTGATTCATGGCGTATGGCCTTGGCGAATGCCTTGGCTGACGAACGTGATCGGATCGATGATCAGCGTAAATTATTTATGTCACAAGTTGATGCTGCGTTTGCAACATTACGCAGTGACTTTGCTGCGAGACAAGTCGAGCTGCTGGAAAAGTTTAGCGCGCGTCTTACGGAGATCAGGAACGGCGAGCAAGGTCCTCTCGGTCCGATTGGTCCGATAGGTTTGACCGGCGAAAAAGGTGATTGCGGCGAACGCGGCGAATTAGGTCCAGAAGGCGTGCAAGGCGAGCGCGGAGAAAGAGGAGAGAAAGGTGATGCAGGCAAGAAAGGCGAACAAGGCGACAAAGGCGAGCAAGGCGACAAAGGCCAGCAAGGCGAGCAAGGGGAGCAAGGTCCAATTGGCACGCAAGGCGAGCGAGGTGAAAAGGGCGAAGAAGGTTCGATCGGCGCGCAAGGCGCGCAAGGCGAGCGCGGAGAATCTGGACCTATAGGCAAAGACGGCATTCAGGGAGAACCCGGTCTACCAGGTAGTCAAGGATTACCTGGTGATCGTGGTTTGCAAGGCGAGCGCGGTTTGCAAGGTGAGCGCGGTTTGCAAGGCGAGCGCGGCGATGCTGGCCCACGCGGTCCAGAAGGATTGATGAAATCAGTGCGCCATTTTGCGCAAGGTAAAGTCAATTACGATGGCGATATCGTCACGCATCTTGGTTCAACCTATCAGGCAAAATGCGATACGGTGCATGCGCCTCCGCACGAGGATTGGGCATGTCTGGCGCACCACGGCCGCGATGCCGTTATGCCTGATGTCCTCGGCACGTTTCGCGATGATGGTGATTATAAGCAATTCAACATCGTCGCATTAAACGGTTCCAGCTTTATCGCGAGACATGACAATCCGGGTGCATGTCCGGGTGCTGGCTGGCAATTGATCGCATCAGCCGGTAAGCCGGGGAAACCCGGTCAACAGGGATCAAAAGGTGATAAGGGTGATCGCGGCGAGCGTGGCGCTATCGGACCAAGTGCGGTGTCTTATCGCATTGATCGCAAGGCCTATGCGCTTGTGCCTGTGTTGTCCGATGGGACACAAGGCGAGCCGCTGGTGTTGCGGGAGTTGTTTGATCAATACAACGTCGAGACGCACTAATGGCCGATATCATCACTACCGTTACCACGCCGTCAGACACTTATGATTTGATGACGCTTGACGAGATTAAGTTAAAGCTCGGAATAATGGCCACAGGTCTGTCAGATGAATTATTGCAAACGCTGGTTACAGCATATTCTGATGTTATCGCGACGCTTTGCAATCGTGTCTTTGCCAAAGAAACATTGACCGAGACGTGGCGCGGCATTGACGACAACCGACTTTTCTTAAGCCATTACCCAATAGCTACTCCGGATGATATAGCATCGATCGAATGCCCACGCGGTTCTACGATGGACCCGTCAGGATATGAAATCGAATTACGGTCGGGTAAGATCGAGCTATATGCAACGCAGGCCGAACCGATAGTCGTGACCTATACTGGTGGTTATGCATTGCCGACTGATGCACCGCCAGCGCTAAAGGAAGCGCTCGGCATCATGATCCGCGAAGAACGAATGGCAGCACTGCGCGCATCTACGGGTGGCGTTAGGTCGCTGGCGCACAAAGAATCACGTGTCGTTTATTTTGATCCTAATCTTTTGCTTAAGCAGCAACTCGCAGGCGGCATGAGTGGCGTATCCGTAATGCTAAACAATCTGTTGATGCACTATGTCCGATTGCAAGTTTGACACGCGCAAAGAAGTAGTCGAAGCGACGGCTCGCGATATCTCGGCATGGGCGCGCGTCATTCGCATGCGTCGCATCGCCGAGGGTAATGATCCGCCAAAGCCGTTATACATAATCAGGCGAAGGCGCAATCGGCCGGTGCTTGTCGTGCGGGTGCAGCATGGTTGAACTAAAGATTGATACCGGCGATATTGAGAAGTGGGCCGAGACCATGGAAAAACGTGGTGCGGATTTTGCGGCCGAGCTTATGAAAAAGGCTAAAAGCGGTTTGGAAGATAAGCGCAGAGAACGCAAGATAAAGTTTTTTAAGATACGTCGTCGTAAAAGTGGAGCTAAAAGATTTGCCATCGTCAAGGATAGTGGTCGCGCTGCAGAGTTGTTGAACAAGAATGCGGCTGATCATTTCCATGATATCTTTAAGGAGAAGTAAATGGGTGTTAATTATTCAACACAGGTTTACTTGATGAACTACAATCAATGGGCAAGGCCGGT